ACAGACATCCGTAACATGCTGAATAGTCTAAACATTGAATCAGCCGTTTTCACGGCCGATTACAAAGATAGCAAAGGTCGGATGTATCCATGCTACAATTTACCAAAGCGTGAGACACTCTGCTTAATTGCTGGCTACAATGTTCAGGTTCGTATGCGTATTATTGATCGATGGCAAGAACTGGAAGCTAAAGGTAAGCCAGACTTGAGTACCGATGTTGGTAAACTGTTAATGATTCAAGAGATGGCAGCAAAGCAATTAGAGCTTATCTCAGAGAATAAGCGTATCTCGGAATCACTATCTATTGCTGCACCAAAGGCTGAATTTGTTGACAATTTTGTTGATAGCACAGGATTAAAAGGTTTCCGTAAAATGGCAAAGATATTTGGTATCAGTGAACGTAGATTCCGACAGTTCTTAGCTGATAACAAAATCATGTATAAGCAGAACAAGTGTTGGTTGCCTTACGCTCGGCATATCAATGCAGGACGATTTGTAAATAAAACTGGTGAGTCTCGAGGCCACGCTTTTATCTCTACCTACTTCACACCAAAAGGTGAGGTATGGGTTGCTGGCCTATTAAAAGAGGCAGGTGAGATTGCTTAATTAAATTGGTGCAATAACAACAGAGACATGCTAGTATAGGTGTCTCTTTTCTTTTATGGGATGCAAAGCATGGAAACATTAGATGGTTTCTATTTTGATATTGAGACTGACGGACTGTATTTGCAATCAAGCAAAATCTGGTATGCAAAGTTCAAGAGTCTTGATGGTAAACGGGAATTAGCACTATTTCCGCACAATGATAAGGGTGCAGCAAACAAACTAATGCAGTGGGTTGGTCAATACCCTGATGGCTGTTATGTGGTATCACACAATGGCTTAGGGTTTGACTTATGGGCTTTATGGAAATTGATGGGGATTAAGCCAGTTGTAGGTAAAGCAGGTAAAGATTACTTAGGCGGTAAGCACGTTACGTTCATTGATACCTATGTGCTGTCGATGTATATCAACCCAGATTCTAAAGGGCATTCACTTGAGTTCTTAGCATCTGGGAACGAGAATGAGAAGATGGACTTCCGTCAGAAATTGATTGATCAAGGGCTGATGGATAAGGCAGCACCAAAAGGACAAGAGTTCTCATTCTTCTCTGAATCAATGATTGAATACTGTGATGCTGACGTTGAGGCTGGTATTGGTGTATTCAATAAACTGTGGGCTGATGCTAAGGCATTGTATAAAGACTGGGTTCATCCTTCTTTCCGCCAACTCAGTAAAGACTATTTCCTGTATTCAGCACAGGCTTATACAGGTGTTAAATTCAACGTGGAGAAGGCTAAGGCACTGCTGGCACATATTGATGAGAAGATGGCAGAGATTAAGGCTATCGTTGACCCTATGTTGCCTAGTCGTGAATTGAAAAGCACTGAGCAAGCATTTTACAAGATTCCTGCTGCACCGTATAAAAAGAACGGCGATCTTAGTTCGACAATGATTAAATGGCTAGAGAAGCATAATGCTAAAATTGTTGATGGCAAGATTGAAGCGTACGGGATGAAAGTTGATATTGTTGCCAATACTGTCTTACCAGTAAAGATGCCGCTTGAGATTGATGATAATGATGAATTGAAGAATTACTTTCTTGAATCAGGTTGGATACCGCATGAAGATTTTTGGAACTATAAAAATGATCCAGCAACAAAAAAACCTATGCGTGATGCTAATGGTAAACTGATTAAAACATCACCAAAAATTAAAAGTGATGGTGAGTTGTGTCCTAACCTATTAAAACTGAATGGTGAAGTTCCAGCAAAGGTTGTGAAATACCTCTCTTACCGTAACAGACGTGGTGTTGTAAAAGGGTGGATAAATAATTGGCGTATTGAATGGGATGGGCGACTAAGTGCTGAGATTAGCGGATACACTCCTACTTTCCGTGTAAAACATAAAACAGTAACAAACTGCCCAAAAGCTGATGCAGGTGTTTTGCTAGGAAGTGAAATGCGCGATCTGTTTACTGTTGACAATGGTTGCTGGTACATTGGCACTGATGCAGCAGCATTAGAGAATAGGACAGTGGCAGCGTACACAATGAAGTACGATAATGGTGCATTTGCTGATATTGTCCTTAACGGAGATAGCCATTCTAGAAACGCTTTCATTTTCTTCCCTGATCTGAAAAATAGGTTTGATCCGTGTATGAAAGGGTTGAAAGACTTGCCAGAATTTAAGCCATACCGTAATAAAGCTAAGACAGGTGCATATTTATTGGCATACGGCGGAGGCGTTGGGAGGTTATCGGCAAGTCTTGGCTTATCTAAATCTGAAGCAAAAAGGGCTTACGATAACTACTTCCTAGAGAATGAAGGTCTAGGTAAACTTAAGGAAAACATTGAGAGGTATTACAACACGGTAGGTAAGAAAAGCCATGTACCGGCTTGGGACGGCAGGATGTTATGTGCCAGAGGTAAGCACACATTGATTAACTTAATTGGGCAAAGTTGCGGCTCAATAGCTATGAGTTATGCAGCCTGTTTCATGGATGCTTGGCTGGGTGAGATGTATCTCGATGATTTAGGCAGACCTTACTATCTATATAAAGGCAAAAAGGTTAAGCGTGTGAGTATGGTGCATAAATGTTGTGCCTTCTAGCAGGAATGCTAGTCGAACAACTCTCCTAATTCGGTGAAACCCTAACAGAGACCCTAACAAAATAGCTGAGGGCAATACCGAGCAAAGAAGCAATGCTTCTGTGTGTGGAGGCTATCCCGACAGGGAGTAGGTAGCAAGTGCTATCGAAACGGAGAGAGGCCAGAACGGTCTGTGATCTAGCCCGACACTACAGGAAACTGTAGAGTGGTGTAACGAACCACATAACTGATTGGACGAATACTCATTTGAATGTGAAGATGGTGTAGAGGAGGAGATAACAGCATTGACAGTAAAGGCTATTGTAAAGGCCGGTGAATACATGAAATTGCCGTTAGAGTTGGATGGGGAAGGTAAGAAGTCATATAACGGTAGCTGGAAAGACGTTCACTAATTTTTCTGTAAATTATCCTAAAAAGACACTTGACAGATTGTAAAATAATAGACTACTATCTGTCTTGTGTTATTGCAAACGGAGGTGTTTAACAAAGTATGTATCTCAACAATTTGAAAAAAGACAAGCCTTATTCCGGATTAGCTAAGGTTGCTCATTTTGAGCATAGAGCTAAGGTAAAGGCTTCACTGGTGAAGAAGAAGCGTTTGCAGAAAGTAAAAGAGCATGATGCACTTCTTGAAATGGAAGATAAACAAACAGAGGACTAAAAATGTCTCGCATTAAAACAATCGAAGATTTACTTGATGTTATCAATGAGATTGAGTACCCATTGACGGTAGTTAAGACGGGTAAACTTACTGATGAATACATCTACGATTCAGATAATTTCTTTGTTGTGATTGACACAGAACGTCTTGGTGAGGTTGTTATCTTTGATAGTTTGTTTGTTAAAGTGAAGAACGAGGAAGTAAGTCCTGAATGGACTGATGTTGAGGACTTGATTGAGGCACTTCTTAAAACAGCCATGAAAGTTAAATAGGGGGAAGTATGCGTAAAATGGCAACAGTGCGTAAGATTGACGATATTCAGCCAATCGAGAATGCAGATGCTATTGAGAAGGCTGTGGTAGGTGGATGGAACGTAGTGGTTAAGAAAAAGTATAAACAGGAGTACTGATATGACTATTATTTGGTTGATATAAAACAACAAACACTGTAACTGGGAAAATTTACGTTGGACAACACAAGACAGGAACTGTAGATGATGGGTATCTGGGTAGTGGGAAGATAATTCGACGAGCTATTAAGAAGTACGGGGATGACGCATTTACAAGGGAAATTTTAGAAATTTGCGGATCAAAAGAAGAGGCTAATACTGCCGAAGAAAAGTGGATTACTAAACTAGACTCAACAAACAAAGACATTGGCTACAACATAACACCACATGCATATGGTGGACAACCTTTAAGTAATGAATCTAGACAAAAGATTTCTGAAAAAATGAAAGGAAGAAAACTCAGCGAGGAGACAAAAGAGAAGATGAGGAAACCTAAACCTCCACGCTCTGACGAGCACACAGAAAATCAACGGAAGTCTAGAATAGGTAAAAGGTGGTATCACAACCCCATCTCAGGTGATTCAAGACAGTTTCAAATGGGAGAGCAACCTTTAGATTGGGTCATGGGCAGACCAGAAGCTCACATGGAAGCAGTTAGAACAGACTCAGCAAACAATAAAAGAAGCATTAGTGGTAAGCAGAAAGTTGTCAGTGATGAAGTACGTTTGAAAATTAGTAAGTCTTTGATGGGACACTCTGTTAGCAATGAAACTAAACAAAAAATTAGTCAGTCTTTAAAGGAGTATAATAATGAGAAAACTTGCAACAATTAGGAAAATAGACTCCATTATCCGCATCGAAGGCGCAGATAACATTTGTGTATATGGAGTAGGTGGTTGGAGAGTTGTAGATGCAATTGGCAAATACCGAGTAGGTGATTTCGCAGTTTACTGTGAGATTGATAGCTGGGTAAGTAAAGAGTTAGCACCATTCTTGTTTGAAGGTAAATCGTATAACGGGATTGAAGGGGCACGTCTCAAGACAAAGAAACTCCGTGGTGTAGTATCTCAAGGGCTGCTGTTGCCATTGAGTGTATTAGAAGGCAAAGATGTTTCAGATGTTCTTGGTATTGTGAAGTGGGATAACGAGAATTTACAGAACACTTCTAATGGATCACCTAAAGGGAATTTCCCGTCATTCATCCCTAAGACTGACCAAGAACGTGTTCAGAACTTGAAACAAGAGGTAGAGAGTAAAAGAGGCAATGAGTTTGAAGTAACAATCAAACTTGATGGTAGCTCAATCACGATGTACCATTATAACGGTGTTGATGGTGTTTGCTCTCGTAACCTTGACCTACGGCCAGACATGCCTAGTGCTTTCTGGGATATTGCACGAGAAATTAACATCCATGAAAAGATTAAGAGCACAGGACGTAACCTAGCATTTCAGGGAGAGTTGGTTAGCCATAAGATTCAAGGGAACTACGAAAAAGTAGATAAGCCGTATGTGTTTATCTATGATGTGTTCGACATTGATAAACAGCAATACTTACTGCCAGAAGAGCGTCGTAATCTTTGCAAAGAGCTTGACGTAAGCCATGTGCCGTTATATGATTCAGCATTCGTCCTTAATCACAGTGTTGCTGATCTGATTGATCTAGCAGACGGTGAAGGGATGAATAAAGGTGTTAAGCGTGAGGGACTTGTGTTTAAGTCTTGCACTGATGACTTTAGCTTCAAGGTAATCAGTAATTCGTACCTGCTAAAACGTGGGTGATAGCAGGATAGTAGGCAAGTGACAGAGGAATGTTTCCTCAAGATAAATTAGGAGATGTAGATGTTTACACCAAAAGAAGTTTCCAATGATTTTGTTCAAGTTGTTCCAGAAGAGGGCTTAAATGCTTGTTGTGTAGGACTGTTGGTGTATCTTGGTGAGCACAAGAAATTGCCACGATTCGCTAAGGATGGGCAAGGTAACATTGAGTTAGACAATGATGGAAAAAAGAAAATCATCTTCCCTAAAGTGAAGGATGGTAAAGAGGAGACGGTTAAAAAAGTTGGTGTGTATGTTGACCTTCTTGACCAGACACATGATTATGGTGATGAGATTGGTGTAAAGAACATCCGTCTGCCATTGCATAAAAGTCTGTTTGGCGTAAGTGAAGGTATCAACTATGTTCCAGTTGCACCACGAGACACAAACGGTAATTACATTAAAGGGAAGGCTTGGACATTAGCTCCTGCATCGATTTGGCAAAAGTTAGCTGCAGTAACAAAGACAGCAGAAGGAAAGACAGTAAAAGATATTATTTTTGAGCCTAGCTACAAAAACCCTAACCTAAATAATATTGGCTTGTTGCTTGGTAAGCCATTCATGGTTAATGTTGAGGTAAAGACATCAGAGAAACAAGGTAAGACGTTCTACAATACATCGGTGAAGTCTCCAGTTCCACTGATGAAGAACTTGACACCAAAAGAGCCGCTCATCTGGTCTGTGTCTGTAGGATTTGATGACAAAGATTTACTGGATAAGAAAGATGAATTGGGTGGTGCATGTAAGTTTGACCTGATTCGTATGTCTGATCTTCGTAAGATTGTATTAGCAGAAGATTACGAAGGTAGTGAGATTCAGAAGGCTGTTCAATCAAAAATGAACGAGAAAGAATTGATTGAGAAAGCTAAAGAGTATCATGCTAAACAGATTGCAGCAGATAAGGATTTGCAAGAAGTAATGGAAGAGATTGCTAAACGTAATGGCGGAGTATCTACATCTGTATCAACAGATACAGCAGCACCAACGCTACAAGAACGAAAGTTTGTAGCTGATTACGATGATGATATTCCGTTCTAAAACAAATTGAAGGTGAGAGGCAGCAAGGAATCCTTGCTGCTTTTTATGTTTGTATGGACACTAATAGATTGGTAACAAAATGGATTTATACATTGACGCTGACAGCCTGTTGTATATGTACGCTTTCTCTCAACAATCGACAATAACAACAGTAAAGCATACACCGTCTGGCAGAGAGAAGCAGTTTAAGAACAAAACACTTGCAAAGGACTTCATCAAATCTTGGGTAGCTGAAGATAACGACAAGCGATCAGAGTGTGATTTTGAAATAGAGCAGACTTATGAGCTAACGGGAGACATTAACCTAGCAGGTCATTTGTTTGACCAGAGGATTAGCAGCATTGCCAAGGATGTAAGCCAGTATAAAAAGATTGGAAAAACTTATGTCTGCATTCAGGGTGAAGGAAATTACCGTAAGGCTTACCCTGCAAAGTTTGTGAAGTATAAAGAAAATCGAAAGTCAGATAAGCCGATCCTGTTTGAAGATTTATACTGGTACGTTAAGCATAAATACAATA